GTTCGTGCAGTTGGTCAGGATACCTTTCAACCGAAAATCGGCTTCAAAACCAGATACGGGGTCGTCGCCAATCCATTCGCTTTTGGCGCTAACCCCAATGGTTACACTCCCGGTCAGTTGATCCAGAGCACTAACCTATATTATCGCAGAACTCTTGTCAACAACATCCTTTAATTGTTGCTGATTATTATGTAGTTTGAAAATAGAGGAGTAGGGAAACTTACTCCTCTATTTTTATGAATAATATGTAAACTTACATTGACCACAATCATATATGATTCTATATTTGTTGTCAATCATATTATCAAACTCGCTTTTAGATTCATCATACCCAGAACCTAATAATTTCGATAGTTTATTCTTCTGTGTATTAAAGCGATTAATTCTTATTTTTTTATCAGTCCAAAAATATCCAATATCAGTATATTTCTCAAATATAAACCCATGATATGCTTCTTTATTTGAATATCTTCTATCGGCATAAGAAACAAGATCTATATTAATGAACTTAAGTAGTTTTGTCAACCCTCCCACAACCACAGTATCTTTAATTGTGCAGAGACGCAATAATTCTATCTTATCTTTTTCAAACCTAGATTTACCAATAGTCATCAATTGAGCTAATTCTCCATTATGATATAATCCATAATGTTTTCCAGCAACAAATCCCTGAAGATGATTATTATTCAAAAATTCCTTGGCCTCTAGACTAGATACCGACATTATATTTGTTTTTCGGGCATGAATTTTATTATTACAAATTCCCAATTTAACTTTGATAATTGATTTCCAAATATCTCGCTTCAATATCCATTCGTCCTCAAATATCCTCAATAATTGTAATCCTTGATCTTCACATTCTATAGACTTTTGTAATGATTTCTTTCGTTCTTTTACCGAAACTCTCATATCATATGAATGCCAATAAAGGCCATCAATTTCTATACAAATATTCTTAGATGGAATATGAATGTCAACTTCTTTTCTACCTAGAATTTTATCATTGCGTTCATGATAAACACCCAAATCAGTTAGAAATCTAGACAGTTCAACCTCATATAATGAATAATTTGATGTTTGTTTTATCTTAAATCCATGAGATTTACAATATGATATTACTGTACCATAATATACCCCCAATTCGTCTGCAATATCTACTGCAGTTCTATTGTTGATAATATACTCATTATACATCCATTTCTTATCTGTAAGTTTTTCTTGTGTATCAACACTTAAATGATAATTCGTTCTTGTGATAGATAAAATTTTCTTTATTTCTGGTCTTTGAGAATTATATTCATATCCATATTTGTCAAGCATAGTTTGTTTGCGCATTTCATTGGCAGCAATCGCATCCCTTTTAGAATAATGATCGTCAGATCTAACTTTAGTAGAACATCCTATGGAACAAAACCGCCTAAATTCAATACCAGCAACATCTTTATTTCTAAACGTATATTCACCACATACTTCACAAGTTGGTGCTTCTGTTATACCAACAACCATACATTGAATTTTGAATGATAAATTGTGAACTTCTGTGTTAAACCCATATCCATAGTTCACCACCACATCAAGCAAATTATGCTTAATAAGATATTTTTCAGAAGTTCTCTTCGCAGGGATCTTACCGTTTACCATAAATAATTCTTTATAATTCATATCATATCTTTCTATGCTGGTTTATATTACATAGTATATAGAGTCATATAATCAGTGTCAACATATAAATCATAAATACTCCAATGAATATCGGAGAAAACCATGAATGCACTCACAAACAATCCCGGAAATCTGAATTTTCTAGGTCAAGTTGGTTTCAGTTTTAAGATCGGAAGATCACCAAATTTTAACTATTTCATTCAGAAAGTGGATTTTCCCGGCGTAACTCTTACTCCTGCTGAAATGCCAAATCCATTCGTGAAAACTCCGCTTCCCGGAGATCATCTGGATTATGATGACCTAAATATTACTTTCAAACTTGATGAAAATTTAAATGGATATTTTGAATTGTATGATTGGATTAAAGCATTAGGTAAGCCTGAAAATTTCAACGAATCTAAAGTCATATATACTACACCAAGATATGATAAAAATGCAATTTATTCAGATGCTACTTTAGTCATTCTTGATGGAAATATGAATCCGAATATTTCAATTCAGTTTTATGATGTTCTTCCAGTATATCTATCTGGGTTTACATTAGAGACAGATGCTAAGGATATTCAATTTATTACTGCCAGTATGAAATTGGCATATAGAAGTTATGATTATGTTTATGTTAATGGGGAAACAAATAATCCCTATGATGTTTGATATGAGAAAGGTTTATAATGACGCTCGACGAAATCTTCGAAAATTGGTCAAAAGACTCTATTATTGATAAAAATGCACTTGATAATGAATCTTTAGAAATTCCAAAAATCCACTCAAAATATCTAAAGTTCTTTGCCGTAGAGAGATTGACTCTCCAGCGTCTTGAACAAGAATACAAGATATTATTTAAGACAAAGACAGAATATTTTGCTGGTACTTTGGATCTAGATACGATTAAGGAAAATGGATGGGAACCTAATCAGAAGATGATTCTGAAAGGGGATATTGGTATGCATATTGACGCCGATCCTCAAATTCAGAAATTGTCTCTGAAAATTGGTCTCCAGAAAGAGAAGATAAGTACTCTAGATTCTATTCTAAAGTCTTTAGCCAATCGCGGTTTCCAGATAAAAAATTCAATTGATTTTACCAAAATGATGAATGGATTGATATGAGTGATATTCACCTTAAACATTTTAATGAAGTTCATGCCAGAGTAGAATGCGAAGCTGGCCTCTTGATGGAGTTGTCTGATTATCTAACATTCAAAGCAGAAAACTACAAGTTTCATCCAAAATTTAAAGCGCGTTTGTGGGACGGAAATATATCACTTGTAGGAAGAATGAATAGGCTAGTATATAAAGGTCTGGCACAAAGAATAAAAAAATTCTGTGATGAACGAGAGTATTCGTTTTCCTTTGATGATGAGTTTCTATATGAGAATGTTTCCGAACATGAAGTTCTTGATTTTATCAAGACACTAAAACTTCCATTTGAGCCTAGAGATTATCAGATCGATGCTGTTATTAAATGTCTCAGAAGTAATAGAAGAACTCTAGTTAGTCCGACTTCAAGCGGAAAAAGTCTTATTGCATATATTATTACTCAATGGTATAAAAACAAGACTTTAATTATTGTACCAACAATAAATCTGGTGTCTCAGTTGAAATCTGATTTTGAATCTTATGGATATAAAGGCGTTATTCATACATCATTAGATGGAATTTCTAAAGATAATAATATTCCAGCAGATTTATCAATATCAACTTGGCAATCGCTTGAGCATGGCAAACGAGGAATGTCTGCCGAATGGTATGATCAGTTTGATTTAGTTATTGGAGATGAAGTCCACACTTTTAAAGCAACCAGTCTCATAAAAATTCTTGGTAATATGAAAAATACCAAATATAGATTTGGCATGACCGGAACTTTAGATGGGCATCCATTAAATGAAGCCACAATTGAAGGATTGTTTGGAGCTAAGTATAAAACAACAACCACCAAAGAATTAATGAATCGTGGAGATGTAACTAAACTCAAAATCAAATGCATAGTTCTGAAATATCCAGATGAAATTTGTAAGGAATATTCAAAAGGTATATACGATCCTATTACAAAAAAATATAGGAAAAAGACTTATCAAGAAGAAATAGATTTCATCACATCATATCAACCAAGAACCAACTTTATTAAAAATCTAACTCTGTCACTTAAAGGCAATAAACTAGTATTCTTCAGAATGAAAGAACATGGTAAGGATCTTTATGATGCTATAAGTAGTGATACAAAGCATAATGTATTCTATGTTGATGGTGATGTAAAAGGATCTGATAGAGAAAAGATTCGTCATGCTATTGAAGATATACATTATAATATAACTTTACATTTCAATGATGTGAGTAAAACATTCCCGTCAGGAACAAAGGTATTATTATCTGATGGTTCTGTTAAATTAGTAGAAAATATTACATGTGACGACGATATTTCAGATATATGGATATGTGAAAATATAAATATATAAATATACCAGTAGTCATAAGAATATATTTATATGGATTTTATTGAAATTTTTTATAGTGTGTTGGGAACCCCAGATTCTTTAGACAAGTTAATTGAATATATAGATTATTGTATATCTAATAAGACTGAAGAAATAAATGAAATATATTGTGAAAACCACCATATATTACCAAGAAGTATGTTTCCTAACTATATTAATGAAACTTTTAATATAGTTAGATTGCCGTATGCTTCTCACATAGAAGCCCATAAATTATTGGCAATGGCGTATACCATAAAACCATTTACTAGACCATTAAATAATATGGTTCCATCTGATGACATCACTCGAAATCTTCTTTCTACAGCACAAAAAAGATGGTGGAAAGAATTATCTGATGAAGCCAAGAAACTTTTTGGAGACAACATTTCAAAAAAGAAAATTGATAGGTGGAACTCAATGACAGACGAAGAACAGGATTTGATTAGAGATCATTGCAAACAAATGTCGTTAACCAGACATGCTAAGGAAGGTTCTGCAGAAATTTTATCTAATCAAATGAAATTACAATGGCAAGATGAAGATTATAGAAATTATATGATTCAAAAGGTTATAGATAGATATAATGATCCCGAATATTATGAATTCTTTTGTGAAAGAATGCAATATAGATGGGATAATATGCCTGAAGAAGAAAGAGAAAAATTCAGAGATAATATGACTATTGTTAATAGAGATATGAATAAAAGAGAAGATGCCGGTAAAAAAATAAAAGCAAAATGGCAAGATGAAGAATATCTCAAAAACCTAGAAATCGGTAAATCTAATTCCGAAAGAGAACAAAATAGAAGAAAAAATATGGGAAATATACAACTTAAAATTTGGGCAGATCCTATTAAAAAGGCAGAAAGATTAGAAAAAAGAAAAAAGACAAGAAAGGTTTGGTGGAACAATGGAGTAGATGAAATAAAATCTGTAGATGCTCCAAGAGAAAATTGGGTACGAGGTCGAAAGAAACCAAGTAAACCACCTAAAGAAAAATCTTCGCCAAAAAAAGTAAAGTGCCCACACTGCGATGTTATAGGGAACATTTCTCCAATGCATAGGTGGCATTTTGATAATTGTAAGAAAAGGATTAAAGATGAAACCAACTAAGGTAGAAATGGAGGTATGTGACTCGATTCTTATCGGGTCACTTTTGACTGGGTACAACCTCAACCGGTGTGAACATTAAGAAATTACACCATATGATTGCTGCTTCTCCGTCTAAATCTAAGATTAAAGTTCTTCAGTCTATTGGTAGAATGCTTCGTCTACACGAATCAAAAGATGAAGCAATTCTCTATGATATTATAGACAACCTTGAATATAAATCACATAAGAATTTTACTTTGAATCATTTCTTGGAAAGAATTAAGATATATACTCAAGAGAAGTTCTCTTTTAAACTTTACAATGTAGGATTATAATATGGAAACGGTGCTTATCAGACTTACTAATAATGACAGAATTGCTGGAAAACTCATATATCATAATAATTATATGGTTTCTTTATATGCTCCCATGAGCATTAAAAAGGAACAACATATAATGTTGGATGAAGATTCTGATGATCCATCATCTAAAGGATATTATGTTTATACTCCTTATGATCCACTTTCTGATTCAGCTATGGTTGTTTTTGATATCCAACATGTTCTTACTGTAACTATTCCTAAAGACATTATCGAAAAGTTCTATAATGAGGCTTGGGTTAAATACTATCCTAAATATGAAAACTTCAGGAAATCAATGATTGACAGATATGATCTGGAAGATGACTTTCTAGATGATAATGAATTTAATCCAGATAAGCTAAAGGATATGTTCAAAGAGTTTCTAAGTAAACCTAAATCAGATAATAAGTAATATTATTTTCAACCCTATAATAGGAGTATATCATACTTACAAACCATGTCAAGAGAGATTTGGTGTAAAATAAAGTTTATTTTTCTATTCGGCATAGAAGATATGTGTGGTATAGTGTTGTTTAAGGTAAGGAGATATTATGGTAAAGAAAAAGGCTTCTGTTTATTATATTGATAATAAAAGATTTTATCAAGAAATCAAAGATTATATTCACCTTTGCCGAGAAGCAGATGAAAGAGGTGATATTAAGCCAATTATCCCCAACTATATTGGGGAATGTTTTTATAAGATCGCTACAAAATTAGCTAATCGACCAAACTTCTCATCATATTCTTATAAAGATGAAATGATCGGTGATGCCATCGAAAATTCTGTAAATTATGTTTCTACGTTTGATCCAGACAGAGGAAGCAATCCATTTGCATTTTTTACTCAGACTGCTTGGAATGCATTTGTTGCAAGAATCAATAAAGAAAAGAAACAGCAGTATGTTAAATACAAAGGTATGGAGCATATGATTATTCATAACAATAATTTTTCTGCTCAAGTATCAGATGTACCTCACGCCCTTTCATCAGAATTTTATGAGAACACACAAAAGTTCATTGCCTCTTATGAAGAAGGTATTGAAAACGCAAAACTAAAGAAAGAAGCAAAGCTCCAAGAAAAAAGAGGATTGGAGAATTTTATAGAGGATGTATAAACATGTTAAAGTATGATAATGTACCAGTATTAATTAGACAGATGGGTGATAACGCTCTTGATAAAAGCAATCGTCAAGATGTAAGATTTAATTATGTCCAGACAATTAGAAATATCAAAGAATATTGTGATCATATTATTGCGAAATATGAAGGAAGAAAGTGACTAAAATTGCTCTGATTACGGATCAACATTTTGGATCGCGTGGTGATGCAGATGTTATGCACAATCACTTTCAAAGATTTTATGAGAATGTATTTTTTCCTTATTTGAAAGAAAACGATATAGATACTGTAGTGGATTTGGGCGATACTTTTGATAGAAGAAAGTTTATCAACTTTGTTTCATTGAAGCGTTGTCGTGAATATTGGTTTGATCCTATCCGGGAGAACAATATAAATCTGCATTTAATTGTGGGCAATCATTGCACCTCATATAAAAATACAAATGAAGTAAACTCGCCGGATCTACTTCTAGGTGAATATGATATTGGAGTATATTCTTCTCCTACAGAAATAGATATTCGTGGTCATAAAATAGTTATGATGCCATGGATCTGTGATGATAACAGAGAGCAGGCTCTGGACATTATTGAGAAGTCAAATGCTGATATTCTTCTAGGACACCTAGAACTGGATGGATTTGAGATGCACAGAGGACAGCCACATCACGGTGGTATGGAAGCAAATGTATTTTCAAAGTTTCATCTTGTTCTGTCTGGACATTTCCACCACCGATCAACTTCTCGCAACATCACATATCTTGGATGTCCATATGAAATGTCATGGAGCGATTATAATGATCCAAAGGGGTTTCATGTGCTTGATCTTGAAACAAAAGAGTTGACATTTATTGAGAATCCGTATAAACTGTTTCATAAGGTCAAGTATGACGATAATAAGTGGAAAGATTCGGATCAACTGAAGTCTTTCGATTTCTCGTATCTGAAGGATTCTTACGTCAAGGTGATTGTCATCAACAAGACAAATCCTTATTGGTTTGATCTATTTGTTGATAAGATCGAAAAGGAAAATCCTATTCAAGTTCAGGTGGTTGATGATAACTTGAATCTAGATTTGGTTGATGACGAAGATATTCTAGAAAATGTGGATGATACCTTGACTATTCTACATAACTCCATAGATAATATGGCAACAGATGTTGACAAGAAAAGACTTGACAATTTGTTCAAATCACTGTACAGTTCCGCCCTTGATATAGGATAATTATATGACTTTTGCAGAATGGTTCAACGAAATTGAATTGTATAGTCTTCGTGGCGAAAGATTTTACGATGATCTTTATACCTACAAAATGGATGGTATTGATGCTGAACACATAATAAACTGGCTCAAGGCTGCATACGAAGTTGGATATGAACATGCTATGGGAAACTTGTTGGATGATGGTAAGTAATGCTGTTCTTTAGAAAACTTCGTTGGAAAAATCTCCTTAGTACCGGCAACACATTTACAGAGATTGAACTGGATAATTCTCCTACGACTCTGATCATTGGTCAGAATGGCTCAGGTAAGTCAACATTTCTAGATGCACTCTCTTATGTTCTGTTTGGAAAGCCATTCCGAAAAATCAATCGACCTCAACTTCTGAACTCCATAAATCAGAAGAACCTCATGGTTGAGGTTGAGTTCCAGATTGGAACCAAAGAATATCTCATCAAGCGTGGCATGAAGCCAAATGTGTTTGAGATTTGGCAAGACGGAACTCTTCTAAATCAAGATGCTGCGGCTAGAGACTATCAGGATGTTCTAGAAAAAACCATTCTGAAACTGAACCACAAGAGTTTCTGTCAGATTATCATTCTGGGTTCTTCGACCTTTGTTCCTTTTATGCAACTACCAACAGGTCAGCGCAGAGAGATTATTGAGGACCTTCTTGATATTCAGATTTTCTCCAGAATGAATATTCTTCTGAAAGATCGTATTTCACAGAACAAGAACGACATTCAAGAAGTAAAATACCAGATCGATTTGATCAAGGAAAAGATTACTCTACACCGAAATCTAATCAAGAAACTTCAGAAGAATAATGATCAACAAATCGACGATCTGCAAAACAAGATTTTTGCTGCACAAGAAAAGATCAATGATTATGAGGCTCTCATTCAAGAAAAGACGACAGAGGAGATTGCTCTTCGCGATTCTATTTCCGATCAGGAATCAAATAATAAGAAGCGAGAGACAGCAGCTTCTCTCATCAAGAGCCTAAGAGAAAAGATCAAAAAGATAAATGCTGAGATTGCTTTCTATCATGACAATGATAACTGTCCTACTTGCAAGCAAGGCATTGAACACACATTCAAGGACGAGACGATTGAAGGCAAGCGCAAGTCTCTTCGCGAAACGGAAGAGGGACTGAAAACTCTAGAGGCACAGTTTGTAGATATTGATAAGAGGTCTATAGAAATCGGTGCTATTGTGTTGGATATTGCAGCGATACAACGAAAGATTTCTGAGTATAATGGTCATATCTCTAGCGGATATACATATATAAAGGATACAACGAAAGAAATTGAAGACCTCAAGGTCAAGAATGTTGAAGATACCAATGAAACAAATGTCATCGAATCTCTCAAGAAAGAATATATTGAGAAGGAAAAGTTCAGAGAAGAACTATTCAAAGACAAGGGAGTTTTGGATGTCGCTGCTGTTCTGTTGAAGGATGGTGGCATCAAAGCAAAGATCATCAAGCAGTATGTTCCTGTCATCAATAAACTGATCAATAAATATCTAGCTATCATGGAACTACCGATCAGTTTTGAGTTGGATGAGAACTTCAACGAGACTATCAAATCAAGGTTCCGAGACACTTTCTCATACGAATCATTCTCAGAGGGCGAGAAAAAGCGAGTCGATCTTTCCATTCTATTTGCTTGGAGAGCCATCGCTAAGATGAGAAACAGTGCAAATTCAAATATTTTGGTTCTTGATGAAATAATGGATGGTGCGATGGACGGCACAGGTATGGAACAACTAGATATAATAATTCGAACAATCTGTGCTGATACAAATGTGTTCATCATTTCACATAGAGAGAATCTGATAGATAAGTTCAGTAATATAATAAAGTTTGAAAAGGTAAAAGATTTTTCACGAATCTCAGCATAAGGAATAATAATGACAAATTTTGAAAAAGTTAAGCATTTTATGAAGACATTTGGACAAGAATGTCAAGATCAGCCAAAATTTCCCTCTAAGGATGTAGTGGCCCTTCGTTATGAACTAATTCGAGAAGAACTTGAAGAATTGAAGGATGCAATTAAAGATCATGATATTGTAGGAGTTGCCGATGGATTGACCGATATTCTTTATGTAACTTATGGAGCGGGTCTGGCATTTGGTATTGATCTTGATGCATGTTTTGCTGAAGTTCAAAGATCGAATATGACCAAACTTGGTTCTGACGGCAATCCGGTCTATCGCGAAGATGGTAAGATTAAGAAAGGTCCAAATTATGAAAAGCCAAATCTTAAGCTAATTCTAGGGGTAATCTGATGCAACTTGTTGATGGTAATGATCCAATTCTAAAGCAGCCTTGTGAAAAATATAATTTCATCAATCCACAGACTGATCTTGTAGAACTTGTTGACAATATGGTTCGAGTGATGTATGATAATTATGGACTAGGAATATCTGCCAATCAGATTGGGGTTCCACTTCAGATTTTTGTTATGGCGGCAGAGAAGCCGGTTCTAGTGATCAACCCTAAGATTCTAGAATCATCACCAGAATTGGTTGAATTGGAAGAAGGGTGTGTTTCATATCCAAAACACTTTCTAAAGATCAAAAGGCCAATGTGGGTTAAAGTTCGGTATAATTTAGGATCTGGTCAGGCACAAACATTTAGATATGAAGGCATTTCTGCCAGAGTTTTTCAGCACCAGTATGATCTTTTAAATGGTAAAACTATGTGGGATAATGTTTCAAAATTGAAGAGGGATATGCTTCTGAAAAAGATGGAGAAGATGAAGTGAGTGCTTACAAATATTATGAGGAAAATGATGATAGGGAGGAGAAGATGAATCACCACAATACAGTCGGTTTTGACAATGAGCAAACAAAGAAATATGTTCAAGATCTCAATAAGAGATTATTTGACAAGATGGAACGTAGCACACAGGCGGGTTCAGAATCCCATTCTAAAATCAACTATAAATACAACGAGGATAAGATTCTTCAAGAGATTGCCGAATATATCGACGGCACATACGGCGAACATTATTCCAAAGGCAAGATCCAATCAACAGAAATCGCTATTGATCGTGGCAGAGGATTGCACTTCTGTCTAGGTAATGTTGACAAGTATTCAGGTAGATACGGTCAAAAGGGAACTCCTGAAGATTGGCGTAAGGACCTAATGAAAGTCGTTCATTATGGTATCATCACCCTCTTTATCCACGATTTAGAACATAATAAGGAAGATTGATCGCAAGAGATCATAATGGCAATTTTGCAAAAATGGAGAATAAATAAATATGGAAATTAGTGTTTCAATCGAGGAACTTCGGAAGAAGTCTATATTCTGCGGAGTCCCCATGTATGCGGGCCAATGTTTTGGGAACTTCACTAAGTCATCAAATGATCTAACCGCACTAGGTGCCCATTATGGCATCAATATTCGGTTCTACTATCTTTTCAATGAAAGCCTTATCACTCGTGCCCGTGCTTATATTTGTGATGAGTTCCTTCGTTCGGACTGTAGCCATCTGCTATTCATTGACTCTGACATTTCGTTTGATGCAAATGATGTTATTGGTATGCTTGCACTTATGACGGATGAATCCGAATATGATGTTCTGGCTGCTCCATACCCCAAGAAGTGCATTTCGTGGGAAAAGATCAAGCAGGCTTGTGACATGGGTGTAGCCGATCAGGATCCAAATGTTCTAGAAAAGTTTGTTGGTGATTATGTTTTCAATCCAGCAGGTGGCAAGGCATCGATTCGTCTAGACCAACCAGAAGAGGTTCTAGAGTCTGGCACAGGCTTTATGATGATTAGTCGTAAGGCACTCGAAACTTTTGTCGCAGGACATCCAGAACTGATGTATAAGCCTGATCATGTTCGCACAGCCGCATTTGATGGTTCTCGTGAAATCTGTATGGCATTTGATGCTGCTATTGATAATAAGCACACTCACATTCGTACTGAGATGAGAGAGTTCCTAAAGAACAATCCTAAGGCAACTCCAGATGATATTATTGATTTTGTCGATGATACTGAAAATTCTGCATTTGGTCATAAGTATTCTAAGAGATATCTATCAGAAGATTATTTCTTCTGCCAACGCGCCAGAAAGATTGGTCTGAAGGTATGGCTGTGTCCTTGGATTAAGTTAGCCCATACTGGGACCTATACTTTTTCCGGTTCTCTTGCCGATATTGCCAGCATCGGTGTCAGTGCCACCGCTGATCCGGGAAAGTTGGGGAAGAAGGCATAAAACTATTGACACAGAGGGCCAGATACAATATACTGGCCCTCTTCTTATAACATGGAGTATATTATGAAATTAAGTGAAAAGACCCTGAGTATTCTAAAGAGTTTTTCAACGATTAATCCTAGTATTAAGATTAATCAAGGAAGCACTCTGTCAACAATCTCACCAACAAAGAATATTCTCGCAAAGACTTCTATCGAGGAAGATTTTGAGAAGATGTTTTGCATCTATGATCTACCTCAGTTCCTTGCCACTCTTTCGATGCTCAAGGATGCAGAAATTGAATTGCGTGATAGTGATGCAGTAATTAGTTCTGGTCGGCAGAAAGTTGTATTTCGATTTGCTGATGAATCTATGATTAAGGTTACAGTCCCATCAAAGGAAATTAATTTTCCTAATCCAGAAGTTTCTTTTGAACTAAAGTCAGAAGATCTTTCATCAGTAATTAAGGCAACCGGAGTTCTTGGTCTTCCAGAAATTGCTGTTGCTGGCGAAGACGGAAAGCTCTATATTCGAGCAATTAATACCAAGGATGTTGGAACCAATAAGTTTGATATTGAACTTGGAGAAACTGATCAGACATTCGTTGCGGTAATTAAGCCTGAATATCTTTCTAAGCTTATTTCTGGAAATTATCAGGTAGATATTTCATCTAAGCTTATTTCCCGATTTACTGGAGATGATATTACATATTGGGTATGTCTTGAGGCAGATTCCAGTTCTTTTGAATAAATATGTGATGTAGTACAGGAAGACTCGGAAGCGTAGGTGCCTGTACCACCGTTGATGCTTCTGCTTTTTATTATGGAGATTTATTATGCGCGATAATTATTTGTGGTCGGAAGATTATCGACCACAGAAGATTGAAGACTGCATTCTACCAGAAAATCTAAAGAACACGTTTCAGCAATTTGTAGAACAGAAGAATATTCCTAACCTTTTGCTTTCTGGGTCTTCTGGTTGCGGCAAGACAACTGTGGCTAAGGCGATGCTAGAAGAACTACATTGCGATTATATTGTTATCAATGGGTCTATGAACGGAAACATTGATACTCTTCGTAATGAAATTAAGAATTATGCATCAGCAGTAAGTTTTTATGGTGGCCGTAGGTATATCATTATTGATGAAAGCGACTATCTGACCCCGCAGACTCAAGCAGCACTTCGTAATTTCATGGAAGAGTATTCTAGTAATTGTGGGTTTATTATGACTTGCAATTTTAAGAATCGAATTATTGAGCCACTTCATTCTCGCTGTTCTGTAATTGATTTTAAGATCAAGAAGTCTGATCTTCCTTCTCTGGCATCTCAGTTCCTAAAACGGGTCTGTGGAATTTTGGATAAGGAAGGGGTTGAGTATGAAAAGAAGGTTATTGCCTCTGTTATCACACAACATTATCCAGACTGGCGACGAGTTCTAAACGAACTTCAACGATATTCTGTTGTAGGCAAGATTGATGAGGGAATCCTTGTAAACTTTTCTGAAGAATCGTTTAAGTCTCTAGTAAACCATCTTAAGAATAAAGATTGGCCGAATGCTCGTAAGTGGGTTGGCGAGAATTCAGATACTGATGTTGATTCTCTGTTTAAGAGCCTATATGATAATATGCATGATTTTGTTGTTCCACAGAGTATTCCAGAATTAGTTTTAATCCTTGCTCGTTATCAATATCAACACGCATTCGTGGCTAATGCTGAGATTAATTTGGCAGCATGTGTTCTGGAGATTATGGCAAGCGTATCATTCAAATGACTATTAATCCTTTCGACTATATTAATGATATTTCATATAATAAAAAGGATATTATTAGAAACTCTGATAATCCGGAATTGGATGAGAAAGAATATCAGCCATGGTTAACTAATAAAACCTTTTCATATTTTCCAGATACTGCACTATATGCATCAGAGATGAATAAGTATTCTTTTCTTCCTAACCAGATGGCATTTGATTATCTCATAAATAGTATCAGTAAGCGTAAGAGATTCACTAAGCAGTCAAAACATATTACTTCTGATGAAGTTCATGCTATATCAGATTATTTCGGGTATAGTTTGCGGAGAGCAGAAGAAACTATCAAGTATTTAACTGCTGACCAGATCTCAGAGATAAAGAAAAAGACCGATACTGGCGGGGTATAAAACTAATGGACGATATTTTTAAGGGTTTAGGTGTAGAAATAAGATTACTCGACCCAGATGATTTTCTGGTGATAAAAGAAACTCTGACTAGAATTGGTGTTGCCTCCAAAAAAGATAATACGCTTTTTCAATCGTGCCATATATTGCATAAGCAAGGAAGATATGCTATTATGCATTTTCTTCAGATGTTCAAACTTGATGGGAAACCCAGTAACTTCTCTGAAAATGATCAGGCAAGATTAAATACTATCGCCAATTTACTCGATGATTGGGGTTTAGTAGAAATTATCAATAAAGACAAGACAAAGGAGCCGGTTGTTCCTGTATCTTATTTAAAAATTGTTTCATATAAAGATAAGAAAAATTGGAATTTGCAGTCTAAATATTCAATCGGAACGCATAAATAAGAATGGTTTTGTAGGATGTACCTTAACATCCTACCTCTATCGCCTAATGGGATAGGGAAACGCAAACTCGCTTAAATAGGAGAAATAATATGACTACATGGGACTTTCGTCATAACTTCCTTCCAAAGGAATTTGACCGATTTTTTGTTGGCTTTGATCCACTAGTTCAAAAACTATCAGAAGCCGCAGAGCAAACAGCAAAGCTTGCTCAAAACTATCCTCCATATAATATTAAAAAAGTTGACGATAATCGATATGTCATTGAAATGGCAGTTGCTGGTTTCGGAAAGCAAGATATTGAACTTGAACTGGCTGATGGTAAGCTAGTCATCAAGGGTAATGTAGGTTCTGGAGAACCAGCAGAACAAGATTCAAAGGGTGAGTGGACTTGGCCACAATTTATCTATCAAGGCCTTGCTATGCGACCTTTCACTCGTCAGTTCACACTCGCAGATCATGTCGAGATTAAAGGTGCAGATCTTCTAAATGGCATTCTTCGTGTTGGTCTGGAATATGTAATTCCTGAGCATAAGAAGCCCCGCAAGATTGATATTGCAGATAAATCAGAGAAGGTTAAGTAATATGTCAAGTAACATCGTTTTAGTTTCGCACACTTGTGCGTGGACAATTATTGCGTTGTGTCTTTTTATGGGCGCATATATTATTCAACCAATCATTTAACAAAAAAGAAGAGGGGAGAAATCCCCTCTTCACATTTTTAGTGCTATGTCTTTTATCTCGTTGGTTCTTCTAATCCAACCCGCACCATATCTATCAAACTTTGATAGCGTATGGTAATATTGTGCGCGTAAATCTTGAAATCCTGCGATTGCTTTATCCACACCATATGCGGCAATATATGAGTTTAGTTTGCCGATTGTTCCGTCACCTATGTGACCGTCTGTTGTTGCTCCAACAAGTGTTTGCAGAGCCTTAGCAGAATGAACTCCTCCATTGACATCAAAGTCAAATATACACAGGTCAAGGCCTTTAGGAAGAATATCTCCTTTTACCAAATCCCAAAAATATGCTTTATAAAGAGGAGAAACTTTATCTGGTGTTAGACCTAGCATTTCTACTTTTGATGCAGAATGTTTGATCCATTGACTGTATGTTTTCTGAGTAACACCCATATTTGTCATTCCGCCCGGATCCTCAGGATCATTCACAAAGCCACCCTCATATTTGAGAGTGACTTTTAGACAGTTTTCAAAGTTATTTGCTGCCATCAGTCTTTTTCTTCCTGCTGACAACCTTCTTCACTTCAGCCACAACTTCTGCTTCCACGGTCTTGGCTTCAGCCTCGATTTTCTTGAAATCTTCAATCAGAGTTGTCTTTTCTTTTGTGAAGAAAGCCTTGATGGCTTCCCAGATTTTCTTTAGATAGTTGATCATTTCTTGACTCCTTTGTTTATATCATCAATAGTTTTGTTGTGTGCATCAATAAGATCGAGTAAAGCGTTTACTTGGTTGACACATTGATAATATTGGGCGTAGTTGTCGTTGATGGTGGCGAGAGCTTGATTGTCTCTAACGCCTGAGGGCGCTGCGTTAGCTGCTGCGGTACGATCAGCCTTTGTATTACTGGCGGCTGAATTGTGGGTGTACACGAAGCCAAGGCTAAGGATATTACCGGCAGGAACATTGTTTTGAATAATATTTGAATTTTCATCATGATTCTCCTTGATGGTATGCCATCTATCAACATATTGTGTTACTATTTGAACTTTCTTCTCACTCAATTCGTTCTCATACTGATCCTGTTGTGTTATCAGTTTTGTGTTGAGTTCATCAATTTGTTTTTGTCCGTCTAGTTTTCCTAGATGTAGTCCATAAAAGAAGGCAGCAATGATGATACCTAGACCAATAATACCGGACACAAGATATTTGATTATAGTTGCCTGAGGCATAATAAATCTCCATATTTATAATTAGGCCGTCTATTTATATATTTACATATTCCGTTTTATATGATATGGTTGCGTTTACATTCGATAGGAGAACAAATGAAATTTTATACTAATGTTTTTCAAAAGGGAAATTATATTTACCTTCGTGGATATGATAATGGCAAATCTTTTGCCAAGAAGGAATATTATAAACCATATCTTTTTGTGCCTTCTAAGGAAGAAGATTCTGAATCAAAATATCGGACAATCCACGATCAGGTTGTAGAGAAGTTGGATTTCGATTCCATCTATGACGCCCGTGAATTTTCCAAGCAATATGAAGATGTAGACAATTTTAATGTGTATGGGCAGACTAATTGGGCATACAATTATGTGTTTGATAATTATCGTGGAGAAATTAAATATGATCCCTCCACAATTTCTGTATGCAGCATTGACATTGAAAACCGAGTTGGTGAAGAAGATATTGCCACATCTATTCAGACTACTCCTAATGAAGTAACAGCCATTACGATTAGTCGTTCTGGTAAGAAAACTGTTATGGGCTGCGGTGAGTTCACTACTGATGACCCAAATATCAAATATATTAGATGTAAGGATGAAGAGCATCTTCTTCAAGTATTCTTAGAGATTTGGAATTCTGTTGAATATAGCCCAGATGTAGTTACCGGGTGGAACGTAAATGGGTATGACGTACCATATCTAGTTGGCAGAATTGTAAGGATTCTTGGACAAGAGGCGGCGAATAAACTTAGCCCATGGGGAATTATTTGTCCATATGATACTGAGATCCGGGGTAAGGTTGTAACTTCTTATGAACTTCGTGGTATTGCAATTCTTGATTATCTTGAACTATATAAGAAGTTTACGTATTCAAGTCAGGAATCTTACCGTCTAGATCATATTGCCTTTGTAGAACTTGGTCAAAATAAGATAGATTATCGAGATGCTGGTTATACTAGCCTAAATGATCTTCATGATCGTAACTTTCAACTTTTTTGCGAATACAATGTGCATGACGTAACTCTAGTGGATATGCTTGAAGATAAGATGGGACTCATTGAGTTGGTCTTTACTATTGCATATTTGGGTAAAGTTAATTATGTAGATGTTTTGGGTACAGTTAAAATCTGGGAAGTGATTATTCATAATTATTTGATGGAACGATGCCGAGTTGTTCCACAGAAGAAACATAATTCAGCAATGGAATATGCGGGTGGATATGTCAAAGAAGTTCAGACAGGAATGCATCGGTGGGTAACCTCATTCGATCTTGACAGTCTATATCCACATCTTATTATGGGATATAATATTTCACCAGATACATTTGTAAAACGACTTCCCTCATTTTACAGCATTGATCAACTTTTGGATAAAGATTATAATCTAGATCTGGTTGATCCTAATTCTGGGTGTTCATATGCAGCAAATGGATGCATGTATCGAAAAGATAAGCAAGGGTTTCTTCCTGCTTTGATGGAAAGTATGTATTCTAACCGATCTATTTACAAGAAAGAAATGATATCAGTTAAGAAGGAATATGAGAAGACAAAAGACAAGAACCTTGAGAAAGAAATTTCTCGTCTGAATAATCTTCAGATGGCTTTTAAAATTTTGTTAAACTCTGCTTACGGAGCTTTAGGAAACAGATTCTTCAATTGGTTTGATATTAATCATGCTGAAGCGATTACCATTTCAGGGCAGCTTTCTATTCGATGGGTCTCTGATCGTCTTAATGAATACCTAAACAAGATTTGTGAAACCAATAATGTGGATAGAGTGGTTGCAAATGACACAGATTCTTGCTACTTAAATCTTAGTGATTTAGTTGATGCAGTTTTTGAAGATCAAAGTGATACTAAAAAAATCGTATCTTGGCTTGAGAAAGTTTGTGATCAAAAGATAAATCCATTTATTGATAATTCATATCAACATCTTGCTAATAGAATGTCTGCATATCAACAGAAAATGAGAATGAAATTGGAGTGTATTGCAGATAAGGCTATCTGGACTGGTAAGAAGCGTTATATCATGAATGTCTGGTATCAGGAGGGGGTTACATATCAGACTGGTAAATTGAAGATGACTGGAATTGAGGCCATTAAATCTTCAACACCTCAGGCATGTCGGGACGCATTGAAAAATGCTTTAAGTCTCATCATGAACAAAGACGAAGAAACCCTTCAGGAATATATCAAGACATTTAGATCAGAATTTAGTAAAATGAAGTTTGAATATATTGCATTCCCAAGAGGAATTTCTGATATTTCTAAGTATAAAACCAAAGATGGAGAATTTCCCTTAGGGTGTCCAATCCATGTTAAAGGAAGTCTGTTATATAACAGATTGGTGGAGAAATATAAACTTCATGGCAAATATGAAACTATCACAAATGGTGATAAGATTAAATTTGTATATCTGAAGCAACCAAACCCATATCACTCTAATGTTCTTGCTTCTCCCGGAGAAATCCCATCAGAATTTGATCTAGAAAAATACATTGACTATAATAAACAATTTGAGAAGACCTATCTAGACCCTCTGGATATTATTCTCAATACAATTGATTGGAATGCAGAAAAACAAAATACTTTGGATGCATTCTTTGTTTAATAAAGGAAAGAATATGGAAAACTCAATTAGTAATTGGTCGATGTTTGGAACACGATCTGTAATGATTGTTCTTCATAAGTATGAACATGATGATGAAGTTTTGTATCAACCTGCAATATCATTTTCTCTTAATGATGGAAATGAAGAATCAGAAGATGTTGATGAACAGAAATATATTGATATTTTTCTGGACATTTTTGAAGAATGTCGTTATTGTGCAGCCAGAGAAGTTGCCTCTAGACTACTAGGCATGTTCGATAATATTTGTGATAAAGTTCTTGTTATTGGTTCTGATGGCAATCCAATTGATGAAGAAGATCTTTCGTTAACAGATATCTTGAATGAAGAAGATGAAGAAGACAATGAAGATGATTTTGTTCCAGTAAAAACTGGATCTAATAAACCAACTGTTCACTGAGAGGATATATTATGAGCGAATTACTAAAGCGTATGAAGTCTGCTGGTTCCATTAAGGAAACTGAAGTTTTATCAAAATCTTCATTTTTCAATAAGAAAGATTGCATCCCTACAGAAGTTCCCATTATTAATGCAGCACTATCTGGTCATTTGGATGGTGGACTAACTTCGGGACTAACGTTTCTCGCTGGACCATCGAAACATTTTAAGTCACTTCTTGGTTTGGTCCTCGTTAAGGCATATATGAATAAATATCCGGATGCGGTTTGTTTATTTTATGATTCTGAGTTTGGTATCACACCGGAATATATTTCATCTAATGGTATTGATACAGATCGAGTTTTACACATTCCAATTGAACACCTTGAGCAACTAAAGATTGATATTTCGAAGCGGTTGGAAGAAATTAAGCGAGGAGATAAAGTTGTTATTTTCATTGATTCTGTTGGCAATCTAGCATCAAAGAAAGAACTAGATGATGCGCTTGATGGTAAGACTGTTGCAGATATGTCACGCGCACGACAAATGAAGTCTCTATGGAGAATTGTTACTCCTAGTTTGTCTACCAAGGATATCCCATGTATTGTTGTGAATCATACTTATCAGTCGATGGAATTATATTCTAAGGCAATTATGTCTGGTGGTACTGGTGGCATGTATTCCGCAAATCAGGTATTTATTATCGGTAAAGCACAAGAAAAAGATGGAACAGATCTTATTGGCTGGAATTTCACAATCAATATTGAGAAGTCTCGTTTTGTGAAGGAAAAGTCTAAGTTCACTTTCCTTGTGACATATAAGGGAGGTATCTCTCGTTGGTCTGGTCTACTAGATCTTGCTCTTGAATCTGGTCATGTAATTAAACCATCTAATGGTTGGTATCAGAAGGTTGATCCTACAACCGGAGAAGTGTCCGAGAAGAAATATCGTGCTGCTGATACTGACAATGCAGATTTCTGGATTCCAATTCTAAAGGAGTTGTCTTTTAATGAATTTGTTGAACATAAGTTTGCAGCATCTGGTGGAACCCTCTTAAGTGATGAAGAAGCCGATGTTGAACTTGAAAATGAATTGGAAGATCTAACTGATGAATCTGCCTGATATTATCAACGGATGTTTCGAGGGGGTTGGTTTCATATCAACCCTCGTTAACATTCGAAAGATCCTTATTGACAAAACCATCAAAGGTGTTCATTGGGGAACTATGGCATTCTTTGCATCATGGGGATATTGGAATGTGTATTATTATTGGCACCTAGCACAATGGTTCTCTTTATTTGCTGGCGGAACCTTAGCAGCATCCAACACCATCTGGGTTTCTTTAGCAATTTATTATATCCAGAAAGAATATGAGGAATTTGAATGAGTAAAATTGAACAGACTATCATTAATAATCTGATCTGCTCAGAAGAATATGCAAGAAAAGCATTACCCTTTCTTGAATTGAATTATTTCACTTCAAATTCAGAAAAACAACTATTTAAGATTATTAATGCCTTTGTTGAAACATATAATAAGATGCCTACCAAAGAAGTAATATCAGTTTCGATTGACAAACTTAAGGGACTATCTGAAGATCAATATAAAGAAGTCAAAGAAAGAGTTGATAATTTAGTTGATCTTCAACCAGAGAATATTGATTGGCTTCTGCAAGAGACTGAGAAACATTGTCAAGATAAAGCAATTTATAATGCTATCGTGGATTCAATTGAAATTATTGATAACGAGAAGAAGGATATTGGTCGAGGTGCCATTCCAGAACTGCTGACTAAAGCACTATCGGTTTCTTTTGATACTAACATTGGTCACGATTATACTGAAGATGCAGAATCTCGTTATGAATTTTATCATCGAA